GAAGAAGCAATTAATTGAGCTAAGGTAGCCGCACCTGCAGTAGCATCGTAAAAGGTAAGATTTGAACCATCGAAAGTAATATAAGAGTCAGTTGCATCTGAAGCCCCTAAAGTTAACTTTTGATTATCAGCACTAATTTTTACATCACCTGCAGTTAAATCAATATCACCACTTGTAAGTTCTACATGACCAGAGGTCAATTCGATATCACCAGCAGTAATAGATAAAGCAGCTGTGCCTTTTGCTACACCAGTAATAGTGGTCGCACCACCAGCTCCGATTTGGAATTGAAGATCATTTCCAGAAGCAGAGTCATCATGACATTGAAAGAATATCCCATTAGCATCACCATTATCTTTAAAAGCTAAATCAACCAAAATGGTATCACTAGCTAAATCAGCATCAGTATTACTAATAGTAAACATAGTTCCACTGTCAAGGGTAGAAGTCCACGTATTGGTATAACCAGCAAAGGCAATTGTCCCATTAGCATCAGGATTTCCGATGTCATCATAGGCAGTTGATCCTGCACCTCCGATTGCCGCCCAACTTGAACCATCCGAGAAATATACAGCACTATTGTCACTATCGTAAGCAATACCACCTTCATTACTAGATGAAGCTGTTGGTAGAGAAGCATTGGCTATCTCTGGCAACTGAATGAATTTATCAGAATCAGCACTAGAATTGTTAGCTTTACTAAAAACTAAATTTCTATTTTTAATCATATTTTTTCACCACCTTTTTTAAATATTAAATAATAAACAAAATAGCTACCCCAAAAGAGTAGCTATTTAATAGTTAACCCTCTAATGAGATACTGATTGTTTAACCCACAAATGGGGAGAATGGTGAGTTAGAAACCCTATCTCAAAGTTCCATTTATTGTACGTCTCGAAGGAAAGAGAAGGCACGTGGCCTATCAGTTGCCAAGTCTGAATACCAGACCAAAGCAGCTTCATAAGCATCAGAACCAGAAACCCTTGAAAGAACAGCACCATCTTTGTCCATCCATTTCCAATCTCCCATTTGCATAAGGAACAAATGTTCCATATCCAAGAAGAAAACTGTATTTGGTTGACAATCAATTTCAGCTACCCAAGGTATTCCGTTATATTCCAAAGCTGTAAAACCTCCATCCAAAGTCATGGTATTAACATAACGTTTGTCCGCAACTACTAGAGCTGCATAAGCATCTCTCATAGCATGATCCGAAAGAATCATTCCAACTTTTCCACCGTTCTTTTCAACCGCTGTAACAGCCTGTTGAATCAAAGGCAAAGTCATATCACGGTTAGTACCAGCATTGTCGTCGTTAGAGAAAGTAGAACACTTCCACCAAGCATATGTATCCCTATCCAAATTATGGAGAGTTTGCACATAAGTAGCATCGTCAACAATACCTTTAATACCCATCATTTCGTAAGAAGTACCAGATTGATCAGTTGCTCCAGCTCTTGTAACGACATCATTGTCGGCTACATCATCATTAGCAGCAGCACTCAATGTAACTGCAGTTGTACTATCAACAGTTGAAACTGTTAAAGAAGTAGAACTGGTACATGGAATACCAGAAGTCGGATCAAGAATATCAATCTTCATACCATCAAAGAAATAATTTGTTCCAGGACCATCAAGAGTTAATGTGGTTTCAGTACCAGGATCGCCATTAATGACTGCCCTAACAGCTGTACCATCATTCATTAACTGATAATTAACTTCCTTTTCCAAATCACGGGTAACACCTTGAATTTCAGAATCTAAAGCTCGAACGATTGCTCCCTTATCATTAGCAGCAGCTTCCATAACTGGACCAGAAATTTGGATACGTCCTCGGTTGTATTTAACTAAACCATAAGGATTTTTGTAACCTTGATTTCCAGCAGTAGGTAAACCTGTTTCAGAACCAGCACCAACACCACTATTTCTTTGGTAGTGAGCTGTCATCTGCCATCGGCTACCACGAACATCTCTTTCATTGCGTTGAACCTTTGAAAGAAAAGCAGTGGAATTATTTAACTGCTCTCTAATTACGGGTAAGTAATCAATTTTTAACGCTTCAGCAAAATTATCTAAAGTTTGACTCATAATTTTCACCTCCTTAAAGTGAATTAATGTTAGTAATTAATTAAAGAGGAAAATATCGTTAGAGTCGGCTCGCAAAACGTTCAGCAGCTTCTTTAAAAGTTTTAGGGGATTTTGGGTCAGGCTTATGTTCACCTTCAGTTCCAGTATTTTCAAGGTTTCCGCCCCCAGATTGTTTCTTTAAACTTTCTTTAATAAGATTGTCTAAAAATTCTTGTTGGTGAAGTTCTCTAAATTTAGATTCAGGATCAAAATTCCTGTTATTAGGGTCCTTCATGGCAGAAATAACCTCGTTTCTATCAAACTTTGGTTTGCCGTCCTTACCATCCCATTTAGTTTCTAAAGATGAAAGTTCAGATTCAAAACGTTCGTCTTGTCTCTTAGTTTCAATTTCTGCAGATTTAGCTTTATCGTATTCCTGAAATAAAGGTTTAACAATCTGATGGATTGCTTCCTTAACTTCTAATGGGACATCTTTTAATATCTCATTATTATTAACAGAATTACGAGAGTCGATCTCGATTTTTTCCTTAGATTCCTTTTCCTTACGTTCTATTTCCGCAAGTGTTTGGGATCTTTTTGTGAACTCGGGCATAAAATTTTCTTTCCATTCCTTAGATAGAGTAGCAGCATCCACTTTACGTCCATCTGGAAGTTCGAATAGCTCGGTCTCACTAGCACCTTTGTTTGACTTATCTTGATTTTCAACCTCTTGATTGACCTCAGGGTTAGTTTCCTTGGTTTCTTGAGTTTGAACCTCTTGATTCTGGTCTGTTGGTTCCATAATTTTTTAATATGACTGTAATAATAACTTGGTCATAATTAAATATTACACTGTATATAAAACAGTGTCAAGACTTATTATTTCTTTTTAGTTGGTTTCCATCCATGTTTTACCGCCATCGCTACTCTCTCAAAATTATTTCTAGCTTGAGTTGACTTAAAAGTACGGATTGATCCATTACTCATTTTAAGTTTATTTGATCCTATCTTCATTGTTATTGAATTGGTTGGGATTGACCATTTTGTAATAATCCCTGTGCCTGAAGTTCTCCTTGGGCATGTTGGGCAATAATTTGTTGAATTTCTGGTGAAGCAGTAGTAAATGTTTGGGTCTTTATAAAATCAAGATGTGCTTGAGTATGAGACATATCTGCACCTTCTGTTGGAGGTAATTGTTGACCATTCATCATTTGAGTATTTTCCTTATCAGCTAATGAAACCATTTGATTGGATTGTCCACCTTGACCTTGATTAGTTTGACCTCCATTTTGATTTCTACCAGCAATTTCAGCTTCCATTCTAAATTTTTCAGTACGTTCAGCACGGGCTTTTTCTGATAATTCATTAATATTAGGAAATTCCATTTGTCTTAATACTTCATCAGCAGGAATCACTCCAAGTTCGGCTAACTTCATTAGTGTTTCTCGCTGAGCATCACGAGTATAACCTAACCAAGAACCAATATTAACAATTACTTCGCTCTCATCACTAATAATAGTAGCATCTTCTCTATCCTTAGCTGGAGAACCTTTCCCAACAACACGGATATAATTAGTTTGAGTTCCATCTTCTTGAACTTCAGGATCAGTAATTTTTACGATTCTTGAAGTAACATATTTTTCAGAGATTATCTCCAAGATTCTTTTACCAATAACCGACAAAAATGATCTTAGTGATTGACTGATACCCATTAAATTATTAGATTCAGCTGCTTGGAGAGCTTCTAAAGTCTTACCTGATCTGGCTCCAGCTGGGAGTCTTCCTGTACTGGCATCGTGTGAGGATAATACATCTTCGTGGAATGAATTTAGTTGACTTAATAATGTATCTATCGTAGTTGGAAGTGGAGTCATTTGTACCTGTTCAAACTTACGACCTTTATTAATTTCAATAAACTCTCCTTGTTCGTTTCTAACTACATTAGCTAAAGCCCCAGATTCAGTAATAATTCGATATATAAGAGCTTTATTAACATACATTATTTTTTGGGAGACAATCCGATCAATAGCTTTATTTAATGGGATAGCATCAGCAGTCCAAGATCTTTGGAGTATTTTATTTGGGTTAAGACTAATTTGGAAAGGATATAATGGAAATTCTTTATAATCCATGTCCTCATCACGTAAGATCTTCTTATCAGCATAAGTCAAAAGTTTTATCCGTCCTTTTTTAGTATTTTTTTCATCATCCCAGATTAAGACTTCTCTAATAGTAGCTTGTTCAATTACATTTTTACGACTTCCATTACCTTCTTTTTCTAAAATTCTAGCTTTTATTGGAGATTCGGCTAATGAATTATCCGATTGAACATCATCTTTGTTTTTGTTATATCTTTTATCATTTTTAATAGCACTTAAACTTCTTTTTATTGATTTATAAATAAATCTACCTACAAATTTACCTCTATAAATAGTAGCAGATGAATCAAATCCTATATCAAATGAATCATGGTTAATTATTTTAACCTCACCTAAACCATCATCTGAATCTTTATCCCAATCTATTTCTACCCATCCAATCGATGTATTAAGACCAGAATCTACAACTCCAGCTACCATCTGTTCCAGATGTAATTTACGATAAATAAAGTCAAGTGTCTTACCAGCTCGGCGTGAAGCAGTAATTGTATCTTCATCAGTGTCTCCAGGTGTAACTTCCCATTTAGGTTCTTCTCTAGTGGCATAATTTTTAATTGATCTTATAGCAGACTTAGTTATATTAACTACCATTCTCACTTCACCAGTTTTACGGGGTTTAGTTTCTAATGAGTTAGTTACCGAATTATAAGTAGCATAATGATTGCCGTCCAAAAACATGTAGTTTAAGTACCATTCCATCTCTCTTATCTGTTTGGATTGTTTACCTTCTTCAACTAATTGATCGGCAAAAGAAATCTTCTCATCATCAGTACAAGAATCCCATTTTTTTTGTCCTATATAGATCATGTATTGTCTTTAGCCTCAATTAATTTTCTTAAATCAACATCCTCTGGTTCCATATAATCTTTATCTTCGTCTTTTTCAGGTTTGATCTTAATTGGTTTTTTAACTATTGAATCATATTCAAATACATCTTTACTCATAAGTTTAATAGAAAGTTTTTCCCTTTCAATTCGATTAGAGATATCCTGAAATATTATTACACCTATAAGGGCAAGAATTATTATTAAAAAAATTATATTCATATGTTTATTATATATTAAAAATCATCACCCATAAACTCGTCAATCAAATTACGATCGTTTGGATGGGATAATTGATACTCTAAAGTAGATGAATAGGGTATTTTAGGACTATTATCAATCTTACGAGCTTCAAAAGCTATAGTTTCAATTTGAGATAAAGCATCGATCAGATCGTCATGTTTAGCTTTAGGAAATCGAAGTAATTGGTCTTTTAATTCAGTCATGTCTTTATGAATATAAATCTTACCATTCTCAAAACGTGGCTGAAGAATAGAACGAATCCTAGCGGCTTTGGTAACTTGAGGTAAAACCTTAATTTCGCTTAAAGGAAGGAACTTATTTCTAGCCCTTTCTTCATCTCTAATAGGAGAAAGAATATTTTGAGCCTGTCCGATTACCTCAATTGACATAGTGATTGGATTATATGTTTCAAATTGTTGGAAAAGTCGTTGGATTAATTCACCAGTAGTAATCTTTTCTCTATCTGCTTGTTTTATCCACCAATTTCCTTCTGAATCGACTCCCACACTAATAAAACCACTACTATCTGCAAGGGATTCTTGAGACACAGCTGGGTCACAAGCCGAAAACATAGCCAAATTAGAAGGAATTTTTTTAGTAATTTCATTTATCTCATCATCATTGTCAGTCCAATACAAAATTTGTGATTCTTTAATGATACAATTATCCTCATCTATAGGGGAATTTTCATAAAAACATGAAAAAATGTAGCTTCCATGTAATTTTTTCAATTCCTTTAATTTTTCTTCATTAAACCTTTCAGGAAAGTAAAATGTTCCATCTGGATTTTTAGCTCCACGAATATAAAAATCTACTTGGTCTTTATATTCATCTTCTAAATAAGCATAAAGTTCATAATATGACCAACGTGTGCCTACTATTAACATTTTACCAGATGGTTCCAATAAACTAAATGTTCTTTTCCACCAATCAATTACTTTTTCAGCTTGAAATCTAGTAGCAGAATTTTGTTCATTGATTAAATCGTCAGCAATTATCATGTCATAGTGCTGGGAAACTAAATTTCCTCCTACTCCAACAGCAGTAACAGTAGCTTCTCTTATTCCTAAATGTCTACCCTTAACTTCCATTTCGGTGTCATTCCATTTTAGATTCTTGTCATACATGTCTCCATACAGAGATTTATAGACTTCATTATTTTGAATGTGGTTTTTAATCTGGCCTAAAAAGTTTTGGGCATTACCCAAGGTAGCATTGGCAATCAAAATACGGATAGAAGGATTTTCAGCAATACGACGTAAAGATTCACCAATAGTGAAGAAGGAAGATTTAAAACATGAACGGGGAACGAGTATTTCACAAATACGTTTGGTGGAATTGGAATACCAAGTCGCCCATTCTCCATGAACATGGGGAACTAATAATTTACGTCTTTCTTCATCATCTTCAATAATATATTTATTAAAAAAGTACAGATCATTTAAACCCCGTTGTTTTTTTTTGAGAAGTAAGGCATTTAGAAGTTCAAGTTTATTTTCATTGTCCATTGGTTAACAATTCAATTATTTTAGCTTTTGTCATGCCAATTTTCCAACCCTTATTCTTAGCTAAACCAATTAATTGTCCCATTGTCATGGACTTTAATGATTCCTTTTCTAATCTTGGTTGGTCTGGGGTTAAATTCTGATCATTTTGAGGTATTTCCACACTACCACTAGGTTCAATAACCTCACTAGAGGCTGTAGGATTGACGATTTCGTTTTGAGTAGTAGTATTTGACTCCAAAAGTTGAATTTCAACTAAACCACTTTTAGTGTAGTCTTGTAAAAGGTGTTTACAAAGTTTTGGCTCCAATGGTCTAGCCTCTCCTGGCTGAAAAGTATAGGTTTGATGATCATACATGAACTCGACCACATGATCGGTGGGATTTTTAAATATTTTTATGTCTACCATTTTTTCTCCTTGGTTTAATTACTAAAAAAATAACTTGATTAGTTCTGGTGTTGACTACTTCTAGTGGAATATCTGGAATTAATTTATAAAGTTCACGATTAAACTTTCTTATGTTTACTCTTTTCATTTTTCTTTAGTTCAACACTAACCCCAGTAAGAAGTCCAAATCTAGGACAATCTACATTTTTACATAAAGCTAAAGGAACATCTTTGATAGTAAATTCTTCTAATGGTTGTTTACAATGAAAACAAAATCTTCGGTTCATTTGGTTTTAAAATAAGTAACTTGAATACGTTTGGCTTTAATAAACCATTTAGTAAAACAGATCAACCAATTACAGAAGGCAACATAAAACCCATAGTTTTTGATTTCTCTAAAAAACTCTTTTGGTCCTAATGACTGTTCATGATATCCTTTCATAAATAAGTCTATCATCCTCATCTAGACATGTCAATTCTGGTCCTCTTAAACGCATAAAAAGTTCTTCAGTGGCCTTGCGGTCATATTCAATTCCTTGATGTTCTTCTATGGTAATCAAAATAATTTGTCTGAAATCAGCTAATAACCATTCCCGACCATAATACCAGCGTTTTTTGTGCCTGTGAGCAATTGAAAGATAATTTTCTGATCCTCTAATTTCGCTTCGAGTAATTCCGTGAGCCTGTAAAACCTTTTTACCTTCTTTTAAATAGAAAGCATTAATCTTCGTCCGATTCACAACACATTGGACCACAATCTACCCTTTTTAATTCCTTATCATTATTTGGAGATAAATGGTCGCAACCACAATTTGGACACTTAGCATTAGAACTATAAACTTCAATTCCCTTAGGAATGGACACCTCACCTTTCCAACCACAGTTGGTACACTTTACTTTTGATTTATATGTTTCTACTTCCATACATTAATTATACATTAATTACTAAAAACTGGGTAGAAAAGAATTGTCGGCCACCCTCCTTTCCAAACAGCCTGAGAGATGGTTTCCCACCTTTCCACTTATAAGGTCCGTAAAGACAACCTTCAGGGTCTTTTAATCACTGGAACCTCTGCACTAATGTCAAAAATTTTTTGCAAAAGTTTTTAAAAATGGTCCCGAAACCACTATTCCATACTCAGCATTTGCCATTATATGTCCTACTAACCCTCACGGGTCCTCAGTAAACAGTGTGTGCTAATCGTGCGTAGCAATTTATTACACGACTACCCAGATTTTAATAATTAAAGTGCATGAATTTTAAACTTTAGAACCTCACCACATTTACATTTAAGACAGTTGAGACTAGCCCAACGTATCTCAGAGGCATTTTTGGTAAAGGTAATTAAAGTTTGATGGCATTTTTCACAGGTAACACTAGCAGGAGGGACAATAATTATCCTGTCGCTGGTGGGATCTTTGGTAATGCCTTGTCGTTTCATGGTTTAGAATAACATCCCATATCTGTCATGTCAATATATCAAGTATAATTAATTATGAGATCAGAATGTTTTTGTGATAGATATAGTTGTGAAAATCTTAATATTAAAATCGGTTCAGAATATCAACACTATCCTGCCAAAAGATTTAGATTTGAAAAAGATGATGGAATAATCTTTGATGGGGGAATAGTCCCAAATGATATCGCTACTTGTGAGTTAAAATGTCGAGTATCTTATAGGGATAAAGACGGCAATCACCCTACAGGACATGATTTAAGATCAATTGCCAATGACCATCGAAAAGGCAAATCCCACCGAAAACATTGGACTAATACCAAAGGTAATCAAAATAACGGGAAAGTAATTTAAAAGCTTCTTTTTCCTGTTTAAAAGCCTTTTTAATTTCAACTTCATATTTAAAGATAGATTCATTTTTATTGGTAACTTTATTATCCACCTTATTCACAATATCAAACCCCTTAGAAATAGTCCGAAGTATTTTAGTCCATTTAAGATTGGTAAGTCCACCTGGATACCCCGTATGGTGATTAGCCAGGTCTAAAATCCCTTTTGAGATGATCGTGCGGAGGTAATAATCAAATGACCATAGGTCACAGTCCGCATAGCCTCTTAGCCCCCTTTGGATGAATGATTTGACCTCTTTGGTGGCATCTGATAACCATTCAA